TGTGTCTCAGCGTCTGTCATGCCGCTGTATCGTGGACCATCGTTATTACGCGTTGAGAAAAGGTCCCACGTGCCATATTTACTTTTAGATATCGGTGTAAAACTTAAATAATAGTCCGGGTGCGGCACTGTATAAAGTACAAACAGACCTATACCCGTTGAATTGCGTACAACGCCTACTCGAACGGCATCAACCGCTAAATTTTCCGAACGGCAAAGCCACGCAGCGGACAACTTCCCGCTATCAGTTGCGCTCGCACCGGAAGTATATCCAATTTTCAATAAGCCTTCTTCGGTACCACCGCCCTCCGAGTATATATGCAGAGTTAGCGAGTACGGCTCTTGAGCATTAAACGTTGTGCCTTCCGAATATATCTTAGCGACAAGTCGCACTGGATACGGGTTGCCGGTGCTGCATACAATATTCTTGCTAATGAGGGCGCTTTCCCTGAGAGCCTCCGTCGTCAACCTTTCAAGCTGGGAGCCTTTAATGGCCTTGGCATCATATGTTGCCATAGTCATTTACCTCCTACGGGTTCGGGATGCGGATGGAGACGTTGTTCAGCTTTAGCCTGTGGTTAGTAGGATCATAGGCTGTATCTATGATATCCTGCTTTTCAACCACCTTCTCAAGCACCGCCGTCGTCAGCCTTTCGAGCTGGGACCCTTTAATCGCCTCGTTGTCATAAGTAGCCATCTATCCCTCCTATGAGTTCGCGGCGTTCCATGCCGCCGTGAAAAGTGCGTCAGTCTCGGCATCGGTCATCCAGCTGATTGCGTCCTGCTTTCCGTCCCACGCGGCCACCTTGGCGGAGGTGATGCCGTCAAGAATGCTCTTGTTCGAGTGCGAATGCCGTGCCGTTGTGTTAGCATCTACTTTGTCCTTGTAGGTGTTCGTGAAGTCGTTGGTTGACAGGCCCTTGCCCTCCACCTTGTCCACCTTGGAGTTGATTGACGTTTCAAGGGCCGAGCCTTCGCGTGCCGCGTCCGCCGTGGCGGCGTTGACGTATAACGAAGCGTCCGCAACTTCAGTCCACCCCGCCGGGACTTGGGAGAGACCAGGCGAAAGGCATCCGACGTATTCGAACAGCAAGGGCCTAGCGGCGATATTGCCCGATGGTTCTGTCCGTGTATAGTAGCGGCCAAACAGAGCATATCTGGCAGCTCCTACATTCCTATTGTCGACGGCAAGGTACCAGCGAGGCGTGTCGGTGTGCACACCTACATAGCCAGCAGTTCGGAAGTGACTATTGCAGATAAATTTCACAGCCCCGGAAGGGACTGTCACGGTTTCATTGAATTGATACGGTGAGCCGCTGTTTGACAGCACTCTGTTGTCGCCGTCCACGAACGCCCATACATGACCTGCATCACCTAGCTGTGACCGGCCGGCATAGCCAACCGATACATATAGCTCGGAAATGCCGGCACAATCGATGGCAACGCACTGAGACGGGTTATTATTGACGGGCGAGCCAACAGTACTGCCCGCGTCTCCGATGACATATGCCTTGCCGGATTCCCATGTGCCAACCGAATCAATGTCCTTCCGCACAATTTTCGGAGTAACTATCGTACCATCCGTTCGTAGGCTATACGAGTTCTGTGAGTATCCAATGCTCGCAGTGATATTGGCGATGATGCTAACGCTGGCACCACTATAGCGCTGCACCGTGACAACGCCAGTAAACGCGGAATGTTCGTTATTTATGTTATCTATCACTCCATTGAAGAAGTCGGTCACGTCGTATAGTAATAAGTACTTCGTGTAGTCTACTAGATCAATCGAAATGTTACGGATAACTTGCGAATTTGAGTTGTTAGGCAATTCCACATTTTGTAGTGCGTCCACCATGCCCCGGTCCTGCTTGGCATTCAGGGCGTTATTGATTCCTGCGGACGTTACAGTCGTGTCCGTGTGGCCAGCGGTAGGCGTAGCGTCCATCGTTTTTTCCGTTGCACTAACGAGGCCGTCCGTCTCGCTGATGGCCGAAATGAATTTTCCATTGCCTCCGACCGAGGCGGCATCCAATGCAGCGATTGCATCCTTCACGCCGCCCGACGTTATAGCCTTCTGCGAGTTTGCCGTGGGCGTGGTGTCCATCGTCTCGGCTGTCGCAGAGATCTTGCCGTCAACCTCTGAAATCGCCTTGATGTACTTTCCCGCACCGCCCACTTCGGTAACATCCAGTGCGTTGATTGCGTCTCGCACCGCCTTCGGTGTCGCCGCCTTAGAATCGTCGCTTTCGCTCGCGGCTATGCTGCCCTTGAGCTGCACGATGCCAGTCTGCGATGTCGTGCCGGAACGGATAGTCTTCTTCGTCGCAGAGATTTCGCCGTTACTGTTCTGGACAATAGAGTCAATTGCTGTAATCGTCGTTCCGCTCGCAGTCGGGTCGCTCTTGCTCGCCTGCTTTATTTTGTAGTTGCCTTCGGACGATTGCCATATTTTTACAGACTGGTCGTCACTAACGTAGAAGATGACTTCCTGCCCGTCAACGACAGGCAAGTTCCCGAGAGTGAGTGTGCCGGTTCCGGAACCAGCCGGGTCGCTGGATGTGATGACTCGGTCGCCGTTGTGCAGGTTCGATGCCGTCCACGTGTTAATCGTCGCGACGCTCTGCACGCCCTTGTAGTGGCCTTCCGAGCTTAGAACCGACTCGACGTAAGCCTTGACCTGCGTCTTCGTCGCAAGGTTTGCATTCGTCCCGTCGGCGATTGTGCCGTCGGTCTCGTTGTACACGTTGGCGTTGAATTTTGTCTTGGTCAGCTCGCCGTCCTTGACCTTGCCGTTCGTCACGGCATCCGTGGCAATCTTGCTCTCGGTGACAGACCCGTTGGCAATCGTCGTCGGGATAGCGACGTTGCCGGACAAATCTGTGTTGCCCGAATCTCCCGTCACGTTGCCCGTGAGAGAAATCTTCACGGGAGTGTCGAGGCCCTTGGCGGCGATGCCGAGGATGTTTCCGTTTTCGTCTTCTAATTCTGATATCGGATTAGTGACAGCCATAATAAATTCTCCTCATTTTCTTACGTTGTCGGTAGCGGATTTCCACGCCAAAATTTCAGTCTTCCCCCGCCTCTGTACTGCATACGAAGGACCCTATCGTCCGTCTCCTGCTGAGTGTAGGCCCCGACCTGGTGCGCGGTCACATGGTGTGGGTTATCGTGGTCGTCCTTGTGCGCTTCGAGGGCGTCGGATACACCAGCAACATTATCACGTATATCGAGATGAGAGTTTGACGATTGATTATGGGCAGTCACGCTATTGGAAACCGTTTTAGCAACCGACAAATCAGTAACAGATGCTCCAGTCGATGGATTAAAATTTTTAGCAATGCTTACAGACCGATCGCGAGACGTAATTGACGCGGCAACAGATGTCCCAGATGACTCTTTATCGATAAAATCCTTGACCGGATCAGAAAATGCTTCGGCGATATTTTCCATCGCCTTGTCGCGATTTGCTTTGCCCGGTTCAACAAGGACAACGTTCTTTTCGCCCGATACAATCAGTTTTTGCTTCAGCGATTCGACAAATTCTTCTTGTGCAGTAGCCATTACACGCCTCAAGGGACAAAGAACTATCCAATAACATCCTCGGCAAAGCCCCACGCATTGCCATTTGCGTCGAACCAACGATCAACACCAGGAGCGAGTACACCAAGAACGTTGGAACTACTTCCCTCACACACATAAACGAAACCATCCATGTAGAAAGCCTTGTTAACAACATGTATAGCCCTTCCATTCACAGGTTCAGCCGTTATCAAAATCAAGCGCGACCGATTTGGATCTCTCCCTGTTTGAACAATACAATTTATTCGTTGAATAGTAGCACTAAAATTCGAATCCGTAATTGCGTATTCATAATCGCCGGAACTGGAACCTACCTCGACATGAGTATCTGTCATGGACACAACGTTTCTCAACTGAGCTGCATCCGCCTGCAACGCGACAATTCGGGCAAGGCCTAATATACGTACATTGTTAGCAAATTCAGCAAAAGCCGCAACGCTAACAGTTCCACCTATCGTAACATTATTGAAGAATGAATTTAGTGCGTGAAATTCACCGCCAACATCAACTCGCCCGTCAACAGACAAATTACCCAAGACAATCAAATTCTTAAGCATCTTGACAACTTCATCGATAACAAGCGTTATTACGTTATTGATAGTAGCGCTCTTAAGCTCGACTCCATCGATATCGACAGACTCGCTATCAATAGTGACGCGTTTGCCAGCGACTTGCGAACTGCTAACAATCAAGGAGTCTTCGAATATACCGTCAATAGCTTCTCGCAACGCCGAATACAGCTGCGTATTAGTCGCAGGATTCAGCGTGATACCGCATCGTTCGATAAGATAACACAGTTCTTCCTGGACAGCATTAAACCACGCCGCATTCACTCGCGTTCCGCGACTAACGCCTGGAACGCCATCCTTGAAAACGCCATCTTGTTCAGTCGAAATTCTCTGCATTATGCAACCTCAACTTCGTATTGGAATAAAATTTTCACATGAGCGGGCGACTCATCGAGTACTACAGCCTCGTAATTAGAATCACCGAAATCCAAAAGACTATCATCACAAAATCCGTCACATTCAAAGTAAGTAACATCCCCGACCACAACGTCAGATTTCACAATGACGTAAAAATTCGGGTCCTGGCCTGCAAAATCAACGCCCGCAAACTTTTCCGGATTTTTCCAATATTCGTACACGTCGACATCAAGACCAAACAGCGCAGCAATAGACTTGATGTAGTTTACAGAGCATCCGCATTCATCGCGAGAAACACGTAGTATTTCTTTTTTTCGATCCACGTCATCGACAAATTCAAGGCCTTTTTTAGGCAACCCAAGCTCCCTTTCCCACAATGCCAGTTCAGTCGTCGAAACAGGAGAAGATTCACTCACAAGCAGGCGAAACATGTTGTACGCAGCCAGAAACCCAGCAGCAAAGCCCGAAAAAAGTTTCCACCAGTTTCCGCCAATTCCAGTAAACCATGCGAAGCCACGCGGCATAAGGCCAATCAATGCATAGCGGAAATCCTCGACGCAACGTCGAGGCAAGTTCCAAAGTTTATGTTCGCTACGTTGCACGGGCATCAGCTTTCTCCGTTGATAAACTCCAAGTTGCTATCCAAGACTTTCGCAACTTCAGCATAGCGATTGGCAGCATTAAAGCTCATGCTTACCGACGTAAGGGCATTCCAAGTATTACCGGACTTGACTTTAAATTCATCTATCGTAAAAAGCTCTGCAGACGAGTTCGCACGAATTTCTACAGAAAATTCGTTAAAAGAATAAGAAGCTCCCGGCTTCATCTTTCTGAAAAAGGTCTTAATCGCAGAAGCCACGCTTTCTCTGACAGACGCGGAGTAAGGAGCTACAGATGCCTTAATCTTCACTTCTATAGGCGTAACGCTGAACACACGGACATCTGCGGTAATAGGCCGACGGGAATCATCGTTAATCCAGTCCTCAATCACAGCAACTTTGCCAGCCGGGACAGTGTATTCCCCATTGTGATAATTGGCGACAGGAATACTGATAGAGTTGGTATTAGGGCTGTTCGGAAAGACAAACGCATCCGTAACATAAGGGAACCGCATCACCCACTGCCAGTAATCATTTTTCGAGCCGCCGTGAGGCTGGTTGCGAACTCTGTTCAAAAGCCGTTCACGATATTCCATTGACGTTTCTCCCCACAATTGAGGAGTTCCATCGACCAAAACTTCAATGGAGCTCCCGCCATCAATGGACTCTGCCTCCATTTTTTCGACTCCATCCACAGGCGAATCCTTGAACTCCAAAAGTTCACCGTTCCACAGATTGTAATCGTCGCCAGCTTCGGCGGCACGTACCGGCAACAAGTTCGAAGAACTCGTAATCGTAGTTGTCGCAGTAACCTCGAAATCCAATCCGGTCGTAGAGTCAGTAAGAAGAGTGCCGGATTCAATTTCGACTTCAGACGTTCCGGAAGCAAGCGTAACAAGCACATTGCCTTCAGCTTTCTGAGGTGGTTTGTGCGGAATGCCATATTCCTCGCCAAATCCGTCAAGGGACTCGTTGTCGCACGTCGAGATAAAACGGTTTTTCCACACTCTTTTCGCAACGAGACTCAACAGATAAAGTACACCGCCGATAACGCGGGCAAGAACTTTTAGCACACCCTTCCGCAACACGGAAAGACGACCGAAAAACTGAACAGACAGTTCATTTTCTACAATACGGACAAGTTCGTTCAAGCTCTTAAATTCCATCAGTCTCGCCCCATTTCAACGAATAATCAAATTTTTCATCATCGCCGGAGTTTATCGTAATCACAACGGCGATTTTGATATCGTCACCTTCGACAGTTGTAGAGCACGACTCAGACTTAACGGCACCATCATCGACCATCCATTCAAGCGACTCATCGACAAGTTTTTTCACCGATCTCGCCGTATCGTCGTTCAGTTTTCCCGGAAAAGCTTCGTACAGATAACCGCCAAGACTTCCCTTCTCGTCAAGTGAGTCGGCCCACCATCCACCGATACACGATTTCAAATTTGCTGCCCTGCCAAGTTTGCGTTCGCGGGCATAAGATCCTATAGACACTATTACGGCGTTTTCCAGACTCTCCGTCGTCAGCAAGTCGCCCTTGCCTTCATCAAAGGCAAGGTCAAAGTTTCCGTCACTTCGGCGATATAAAGCAAGGTCGCTCATCACGATAAAGATAAGCGACTAAGAGTGCAAAAAAAATATTTTTGGCACAAGTTTTTTTAACCGCCTGGAGTCGGCGGAGCAGTAGGCCCGGCACCAGACGCGTGCGTATGCGTAGCCAAGCTCACCGGTGCAGACGAACTCATTGCCTTGATATCCATCGTAGCTGTTATCCCGCCTTCGACAACAAGGTTGCCAATTGAATTCCCGGTCTTTACACGCACGTCTCCTGACGACACAATCTCGATAGAGCCATCCTCTTTAAGATAGATTTTGGAACCAAACGGAGAATGCACGCACACTTCGCCTTCTTTCAGCTCCGGGCATTCGCCACGCGTAGCGATCACTACGCCGTTTTCGCGACTGCCGCCAACAAATATCGCCACACCTTCAACATCACCTTTTGGGCGACTCGAAAAGCCATACTGCTGCATAAGTTCCACGTTTCGGCGTTTTTCATCGGCGACAAGACCGATATCGGACAGCATTTCGCCATCCTTGTACTTGGTCGCCGTAATCACGCAACGGCCTACAATCAGCCGCAAACGAGCTAAAATAGGCTCTAAAAAATCCATATTCATCCTTGCACCGCCTTTTTGATACTGGCCCACGGATCCGCTTTTGCGGCTTTTTTAGCCTTAGACGTTTCAGGTTGCGGTAAGAAGGAATCTGGCTGGACAAGTGTCAAGTTCGTCACTTGGCCTTCGCTTCCCCACGAATATTCGACGCTCGAAACAAGCAAGTCCAGTGGCGAGCGGACGAAAAGTTCTGGAGCAATGAACGAGCAAATTGTTCCGGGTTCCCAAAGCCCGCCCGAATGAGTCCAACCGATAACGCTCGCGCTAATCGCCATAGATTTTGCTTTACGGACTCGACATTCCCAGTCTGCACGGGCTTGCACTTTATCTTTATCAATCGAATTAGAATCAACCAGAATGAACGGCCTCGAACGTTGCACATCTTGGTCGTTTGCAATGCCTACCGCCTTGCTTTTCGCCTTGCCAGTGCCATACACGGTATATTTCGAAAATCGGTCGGAAAGAGACAAATCCACGGATGCAGAGACAAGATTTTCACCTTGACGTAGCATCGGCCCACGCGGAGCTTTTTCAGGCGTGAACAGAAACACTGCTCCATGGCCATCAGAACACGGCATAACGCCACGTTCCTTGCACAGCTTTGAAAGCGTGTCAATCGCTTTACTTCCTGGTTCAACCGCGAACCGGGCAAACGGCTTGCCAACATCAACGTTATAACGGTTGTCGAAGCGGATCCCAAACTTAGCACATATCGAGCGGATGATTTCGTCCATCTTTTTATTTTCCCACTCGAACGGACTCTCGATGCAGCAATCGGACAAGTCTATCGTTTTTTCGTTTCCGGAAACGTTCACCTGACGCGAACCCTGCGAAAAAGACGTAGAAAACTTATCGACGAATCCGGAAAGAGCCTTTTCGCCATCGACGGAAATTTCAACGGAATCACCCGGAAAAAGATGAACATTGTCGCCATTTTCAGATTTCGCAACAAGAGTAAGCGAAAATGTTGCGGCTATACGGTCTATGGAACGGGCCACGCTCGCAGCGGTCCAGTAAGCAAACTTTCGTCCGTTAGCAAAGACTTCAATCATTTCGAAAGCACCTTCAAAGATTCTCGCGTCACCAGAAGCGGATCTCCGATGTCGTTGCGTTCAATGACATCATCCAGTTTGTCGAGGTTTCCGTAGCAATCAAAACAAATCGAGAGAACATCTCTCGTCGCAGATAAAGGCAGTTCTACAACCTCAGCAAGTTTCGACATTTCATCACGTAGATACTTTAGAGCGGTCGCTTCGAGGCCTGCCAAGTTCGCGTAATCATCGACAGATTCCATGTTGACCGCAGCAGACTCAAACGCAGCGGCTACGTTATCCTGCATTTCACGAGCCTCGTCCGTGCTGACAAAAGAGCTATTGACTACAGATTGAGCCGCCATCGAAGCGGAACTCATCACGACAAGCCGGTCGATTTCCGCGATCAACTCTGATGCGGATGCACCCGAAGAATCCGGACTCTCTTCACGCGACGACATCACCGCAAGGCTTTCGTTCACATAGTCGTTGAAACCGCCATCCGGAGAAACGGTTTCTTTGGCCATCGTCAGCAAATCTTGAACACGTGCGGCAAAATCCGCCGGAGTCTTCAAGATAAGTTGGATGTTTTCGCGAATCCTTGAGATCGACTGCACAAACTGCGAAGCGTCACGTATGGATTGACGAGCACTTTCAATCGCATCCATCACTCTCGACACATGCGACGACACCGAATCAACAACGGATTTAGCCTTGCCAAGAATGCTAAACTTTTCGGTAAAGTTCGCTTTGGCAGAATCGAGATTCTGTTCCGCTTTGGCAATTACCGTTCCGCGAAGGTCCACGACGCTTCGAGCGGACTTTTTTGGATCTTCTTCCGGAACGAATGTCGCCTCGCCTTCGGCATACTCATAGACGTTGGATGTATATTTGAACTTGTATTCAGTACAACGGGCGTTGAATTTACCGTAATAAGGATGGACGAATTCAAACGCACCTTCACGATTGAAAGCTTCTTCCAGACGTTCGCGGTCTAGTTCGCAGTCCTTGCCGACAAGGTAAATAGACAGCGAAAAACCCTTTACCTTTTTGCCCAAGTCCTGGTTGACATGCTTGTCGGAAAACGGCAAAGCTGTCGTGACAATTTCGCGACCGCCGGATGTTTCCGTTTCCTCAAAAAAGAACGGCACGCCATCGTAAGAAGCTGCCACGCATTCAACATAACCGTTTACCGTGTTGACGGTAACTTTCTGTAGCGAGTCTGCATATTCGTTACGCCATTCAGCCATCAGATACCTCCAAGGACATAGCCACGAGACCAGTCAAAGTCGCCTTTAGGCGGAGGCGTAATCTTTGCACCGCGTGGAACGTTGGTAAAGTCAACGGCAAAGCGGTTAGTAACAGTCGTGTGAGATTCGCTGATAGCCTGGGCAGCGGATGCGGCAAGAGTAGATTGAGGGCTGGAAGAACCATTCACGTTGACATTGATATCACCGAGACCGAAGAAACTTTTAACTTTGTCCGGAAATCCGCTGAACAGTCCATGAATGGCATCTCTCATTCGGCCAACAAAACCAAATAAGCCGTGAAGCTTATCCATGAAGAAATCACTAATTTTCTTTCCGAAACCGGAAATCCAATCACAAAAATCGTCAAGGATATCCTTTACAAACGATTTAAGCAAATCCCAATTTTTATATATAGTTCTAAATGTGTATATCCAACCCATAATCCCTGCAGTCACCAAAGCAATTTTCGCAAGCAAAGCACCACCAATAAGGCCTACCAAAAGCCTAGCCCCGAGCAACAAACCTCGTCCATAAAAGAAAGCAATCTTAAGAGCTCCTCCAATTTTCAACAACAAAACGCCGCTAATTTTCAACAACAATCCAAAGCCCACTTTAAGAAGTCCGCCAATTTTCAAAAACCACCCAAAAGAAACACCAATCATAGCTCCAATACCTCGTATAAGATGCCAAAGGCCAGCACAACCTAATACAATCTGTCCAATCGCAGGAATAAACGAAAGAAGATAACCCGCACCAACAGCCAATTCAGGCGTAATCATATCAACAATTTTTGCAACCACATTCAATATACGAGGAATCTTAGGAAGGACACCTTCAATAAATGTTTTCAATGATTTCCCGGCATCCACTAAAGACGTTTTTAGTTTAGAGCCGTTTTCGCCTTTCAACATACCGGTAATTTCCTTGAACAACTCTCGAAACACCGGGAAAAGTTCCTGAGCGACAGACACTTTTATACCGTCAAATTCTTCACGCATCATCTGGAGCTGATGTGTAAACTCTTCGGCTTTAGCAGCTCCATCATCAGTAAAACCTTTGTCATAAGAATCCAAGAATGACTGAACCGACTTTCCTCCTTGAGATAAAATCTCGGACATTTTCAATCCAGATTTTCCAAACAGTTCTGAGGACATAAAAGCTTTATCCTCAGCTTTTTCAACTTTACTATAGCTATCTGCCAATGCTATAATAACATCCCGGTTCGTCTTAAGGTCGTTCAGTCCTTTCAAGTTACTGTCTTTACCAAAAAGAGCCTTGCTAAAATTAGCAAGCATAACTTTGTCACCACTACGAGCCTTTGCTAGATTGATGTTAAATTTTTTTAAAGCCGAATCCATTTCTTCAACGGCCATGCCAGAATCTTCCGCCGCAGATGAAAAAGCCTGATAGTCCTTAACGGACAAACCAACCAATCTCGAAGTCTTGGCTATCTTATCACCCTTTTTGGCATAATCGTCAGCGAACCCGTAAATTTTCTTCAAATCCCCAGCAACAGAACCAACAATTGATTTCACACCTCCAAACGCTTTTTCAGCCGACGTAGAAATACCAACCCAGAACGTTACATGGGACATTTTATCAACTTTATCTTTCAGAGTCTGAAAAACCGGACCAACGCTAACGACAGCGCTTTTTATTACATTCGTCTGTTTAACGACATTATTAACGCTATTCTTGCTAAAATCGAATCCAAAAAAAGTTTTAATAAAATTGGCCATAATCCAATTATAGACTACAGCCAACATAAAAAGAACAATTTTAACCCATCTTTTTTTTACGAACCACCGTCAATAATAAACGGTATTATCGGAATGGGACATCCTTTTATACTCTCAACAAATCGGTTCGTCATGCATATAAACAGAAGCAAAAGCGAAGGACCTACGTTAAGGAAGCCAATTCTGCATATATTTTTGATAAGGGTAAAACCATCTGGAACAAGAAACAATAACACAATTAAAAAAATAGAAGTAAAAACGTTCATCACAGAACTAAATCCGAAGGATTCCGGATGTTTATTTTCTTTAAAAATAATGAAAAACACAATAAAACCATAAAAAGGAAATATTCCAAGAATCCAAACCAAAATACTATTCGAAAAAACCGGCGTCAGCATTCCACACCAAAAAATGATAAAAGGAATAACAATTCCGATTACCTTTTCTCTCGGAGTCAAGCTCTTTTTGATCATGTTTATTTCGTCTTTCATACCATAAATATATATTCTCCAATTGTCAAAACTTAACACGATAAGTAAAAAGTTAATTAAACAATATTCCAACCCGGAATATACAGAAAGCCGTGAGCTTTCGCCCACGGCTTGAACTCAAAGAATGGATCATTTTTTATTAACAGGTTTAGGATTCTTCCACTTGAGATATTTCAATGCAGCCTTGACGCTAAAGTCGAACGCTTTGGCATCAAGACTCATGATTTGGTCGTAGGACCAGTGGAAAACGCCAGCAAGGACGGCGAAACCGTCTTCAAAGCCTAACCCTCGCCACCGGCGAAAAAAGGCTTAGCAATTTTCCCGATGTTATTGACATCGACAGCACTCATGTTGAGCACCTTCGCTTTGCCAAGACCAGTCGCGGCAGAGACCAAGGCAATCATTGCAGATCCTTCGCCACCGGCATTGCCGATAGTTTCGATATCACGACCTGTGAATTCTTCCTTGATAGTTACCTTTTCGACTTTGCTTTCGCCTTCGCCAATCGGTTTGATAAGAGTATATTCAGCCATACTTTACTCCTTAAGATTTCTGTTCTTCAATAGGGTTGCCCTGGAATTCAAACGAAACTTCGCCTTCTTCCATGTTCTCGCTTGAAACAATACTAAAAGCGGCATTACGCAACACGACAGTCTTGCCGTTCGGCTTTTTGACCGTAACGGTAGCGTTTTTCTTCTGTTGCAGCTCAACGATATCCAGTTCGTTAGTGTCAACAATAGTGCCCGAAATTTTGCCCGGATTAGCGTCTGTCACCTTGTAACCGACAACCTTTCCACGGGACATCTTCGGTTCGCTACTCCGCCCACCGGTTTCGATGGTAAGCGAACCGATTGTATTGTAAATGACACCGTCAACTTTGAGTTCGCAGCTTCCGCCGACATCATCAATTTCACCCATAACGGCCTCCTTTAGTCGAACTGAATCTTGGTTTTAGAGATGAAGAACTGCTTGATCAGGTGTGCAGGCATGAGGAACTGCATTGCATACGGATCGTTCGGGTCGAGCTGCACGACAAGATTTTCGGCAAAATCCTTGTAGTTCTGCACAAGGCCCTTTTCTTCCCAGACCTTGTAACGGCCCAAGAGTTCGGCCTTGCCGAGAGACGGAGTCATCACGACCTGACCCGCACCGAAGTTGTTGCCGTCATCAGCAAGCTTTGCATGCTGATACTTAGAAGCCATGTAGTTGTTCCAGTCCCAACGGAGGTAGCTGAGCGTATTCACCGTTTCGAGCTGGCGGTAAGCCGTATCGACCGCACCGGCGGCATTGTGCTTATAAGTCGTCACGACTCGGTCAAGATACACCGTACCGTCATCCGTACTTTTCATCGTGGCACAGCCCGACTTGAGCAAAGCATTGTTGCCGTCGAACCCTTCGCGGTCTTCGGGAGCCGGAGCGACAACGCCTGCAACAGCATAGTTCGAGAGCGGGTTGGCAGGGTCGTTGAGAGCCTTCGGAGCAAGACAGCCGACAAATGCGGCAGCCTTCACAAAGCCCGGCGTCGGAGACTTCGGAAGAGCGGCAAGAACGATTGCACGGGAATCAAGAGATTCGCCACAGGTCGTGAAAGCGGATTCCGTAGAACTCCCGTTGAGGCTAAAGAACAGCACGCCATCTTTCTGCACAGTGGCTGGCCAAAGTTCATCAAGCATTTCCTTGATGTATGCCACATTCGCGTTCTCGTCAGAACCGACAATAACAGTCTTGAACCAGGAACCCGCACAAGTAGCCTTTATGGCAGCGGCTTCGTATGACGGGTCAGAACCGCCATTTGCAAAATCTGTCTTTGTAATCGTCAATCCTTCCGGAAGCTTTTCGCCCTGGTAGTAATTCCATCGGACATCGAGGCCGTTGCCGCAAGAACCCTTGTTTTTACAAGTCAAAGTCACGACAGCAGAGCTTGCAGAAGCCGTCACAGGATAATTCTTTACGTTGGGTACGCTGACCGTACCAGCAGCACTAATTGCAGCGGCAACCTTCGCAGCAACATCGTTCGCATTGTCACCGGCAGCGACATTCACGGCGCAAGACTGGCCGCCAATCATGAGACGGATAGTCCCGTTGGCTGCAAGGCCGTTCGTCGTATCAGCAACAGCGAACGTAAGCGTACCCGTTGCAGCCGCAGATTCGGAATCGTCAGCAATCGGCAACACCCAAAGTTCAGACGTCTTAGAATTTTTGCGGAAAGCCTTGATCATCAACGCGAGCTGGGAACCGTAGCCGTAATCAGCATCGGCCTGTTCGTCGCTAGTCACCTTGGTGAGCGTTCCGTTCGTTGCCATCTTGGACGCCAAAGGCTGGCCAATGATGAGGTTTTTCCACGGCATCGGACCGCCCTTGGACGCATTCGAGCCGTCAAATTCGGTGGCGAAAATCGGTTCAAGATTGTCCGCCGGAATTTCAGCATAAGAGATGCTCATTCTACAGTCTCCTCTTGTTTAATTTCTTTTGGAGTTTCCGGAATCTTCACGACAAGAGAACCGTCTTTGATAAGCCGTTCGATATATCCGGTAACTTCAACCGTTTCGCCTTCGCTGCGGACATTACGGCCTTCGCGGGGCAGATAAACGGTTCTTTGGGGCACGACAAATTTTCTCATTGTCCAGTCCTCAAGTTTGTTGTAAATTCAATATTGTCGCCACCATCGGCGGACATCGAGTTTTTTGCACGCAAGAAATCATTAGACGGTGCTGTCCTATTGACCTTTACAGTGTAAGAAACCCTGAAAGCAATTCTCGCCATTCCGCGAACAGTTTCAGCATGCTCCGCAAGGTTTGTGTTGTAGGACTTAAGAACGCACTTGCTCACAAGCCCCTCGTAAGGTCCCTTCCAGAACGGGCAAGGTTCAACGACAGACACTATGGAATTCATCGTATCGTCAAGAAAGTCGTTCAGGTCCGACGAAGAATCCACATCGTCAAGATTCTGCTCATCCTGCAAAAAGCTGCGGGCATAGACATCGATGTACAAATCCGATTCGGCAAAATAAAAACGAGGACGGGTGCCGCGGTCGTCAAAATCGCTACTAGGCGTAGTAACGATGATGAAAGATTTTTCTTCAGGCCAAGCCTTGCGTTCACGCGATGCGGTAACGTTCGAGCCAATCCCGGAGATGTTTGCCGCAATAAGCGACTGCACAACCGAATGGCGGAAATCCTTGATGCACGTCAAAGCTCTTGGAGCCGGAACACTCATTTGGATTCCTCCAGCTGGTAAACAACGATTCCGTCAGACTGGTCTGCAAATTCGGAAGCCTTAAGTCGAAGAGTTTTGTGAACCCCGTTCTTTTGCACAAGTTCAAAGACATCGCCCTTGCGGGCCACCTGCCCCGGCAAATCGACCTTGCGGACCATAAGACACGGGCGGTGAGAAATAGCGGGCAAATCGGCGCTAGGGTCGTTTTCGACAACCATAGTGTCATAAAGTCCGACACTCTTTACCACCATGAAGGTCGGGATCATACCACCGCTGAAATACATGGTAAAAAGAATGATTCCGGTGAAAATCGATTTTCCGGGCAAATCGTTTCTTGAAAGTGCATAGGCGGAAAATATTGTCAGGACCAGACTTAAAAGAGTTCCCTCCAGGGTTACTATCACCGTTGTCCGCATTGCCATCCAGATTTGCGTTTTTCCGAGTATCTGCTTATAAGCATCAATATTAAAATCAATGGGATAAAAAGTAACTCTTCCCGACAACACCGCATTGTATCCGCTCACCGAGTATGCAAGGACATTTAAGAAAGGGTAAAGACAGATGAACGCCAACACTGCCAAAAGAAGCCCGTTTACGCATAATCCCACGGAAATTCGTTTTTTGCTTTTCATTTCGGCCTCCCTATATTATTCCGTCTTCGCCGATGGACTTTGCAAACCGATCGGCAAGGATCAATACTATAATGTTAAATAAGGACTGGAACAGGCCTATGGCCGTTGAATCACTGTACTTTGCTCTTTCTATACCTATTCGGTAAGTGTACGTACTGATTACTTCCGAAACCTCCATTACCTTTTTATTTCCCAAAAGCAGGGGAGCATCCAAACCTATGGTCATCATTTTCGATATCTGCAATATAAGCATGGTCACGATAACTGACTTGATCGAAGGAAGCGTGATATAGATCAACCGCTGGAATTTTGTGGCTCCGTCCAGATATGCCGCTTCGTAAAGACTTTCATCCACGCCCGTCAGCGCAGCAAGGTAAATGATCGTGCCCCATCCTATTTCTTTCCAGACATTACAGATAACGTAGGTAAATATCCACCATCCGTTACTGCTTAAGAAGGGAATGGACTGTCCGGTAAGCTTAACGAGGATAGTATTGACCGTACCCGTGGTTATCGAAAAGAGGTTTGTGGAAATACCCGCAACAACAACCCAGGAAATGAAGTGGGGGAGATAAAGGACCGACTGAGTGACCCGTTTAAAACCGGAACTTCTTACTTCGTTAAGCATGAGCGAAACGATTATGGTAAGAGGAAAGCCTACGAGCAATGTGGTAAAATTCAAAACGAGCGTATTTCTTACGGCATTCCA